CCAACACGTCAACTTTCAGAGATCATCAACCCACTCGGAACTACTATCCGTCCATCGATCGACGCAATCTCTCGTGGAGTGCTTCCAGATGCAGGTATGACATTTGAGATCCCTAAGATCACACAGATGCCAACAGTTGCAATCGAGCCAGAAGGCGACGCATTCAGCGACACAGATCAGAACTCCAGCTTCCTTTCAGTGACAGTTCAGAAGTACGCTGGACAGCAGACATTCTCAGTTGAATTGCTAGATCGCACATCTCCAGCATTCTTCGATGAGCTCGTCCGCAACATGGCCGCAGCTTATGCAAAGGCAACTAACTCAGCAGTTAACGCTGCACTTATCTCAGGTGCTTCACTTGATGCAACAACAGTTGCCACATACCCAACAGCAGCCGAACTTCTCGGAATTGTTGCTCGCGGATCAGCATCTGTTTATGGCGCAACAGCAGGACTTCCAAACCCATTTGCTCGCAACATGGTCGTATCTACCGGACAATGGTCAAACATCATGTCACTCAACGATGCAGGACGCCCTATCTACACAGCGTCACAGCCAATGAACGCAGGCGGAGCAGTTGCTCCAACTTCACTCACAGGTAACGTTGCTGGACTCAACCTTTACGTTGATCCAACAAACGGTGGCGATGGCGATGGAACTATCCTTATCGTTAACCCAGATGCGTATACATGGTACGAGTCACCAACCTACCGCCTACGCGCTGAATCAACAGCAGCAGGACAGGTAACAATCGGCTACTACGGCTTTGGAGCAATCGCTACCAAGGTCGCAGCAGGCGCATTCAAGAACAACAAGGCGTAAGCCACCCCTAAGTCGCTGGCGGCGGAGTGCCCTTCTCCGCCGCCAGTCTTTAGAAAGGTAAACAATATGGCTCTGACAACAGTTGCAGAACTTCGCACAGCTCTAGGTGTAGGCACTCTCTACACTGATGCAGTCTTGCAATCTGTTTGCGACGCTGCAGACAACGTCTTGTTGCCCTTTCTATGGAAAAATCAGCAATACATCATCGCCCACGGCAACACGGGCACAGTCGGCACACTATACTTTGATCAAAACATTCGTGAGGTATTTTACGTCGGCCAATCAGTAGTGATTTCAGGTGCCGGTACTAAGTACAACGGCACTAAAACAATCACAGGAGTCGACGCTCGATCCTTTAACATAACCACGACTCACACCAGCGACAACCCACGTCACACAGTCGAGCCTTTCGGCATTGCAGCAGTTGAGACATACACAGATTACACAACCATACCTGCAATTCAAGAAGCGTCGCTGATGATTTGCATCGATATTTGGCAATCTCGTCAAGCACCGTCAAGCGGCGGCGTGACAATCGATGGCTATCAGCCAAGCCCGTACCGCATGGGTAACACCTTGCTTGCTCGTGTCCGTGGCCTTCTTGCCCCGTATCTTGATCCGAGATCGATGGTGGGCTAATGGCCGCCATCTCAACACTCCGCGCAGGTATCGCAGCAGCTCTAACAGATAATACAAAGTACTCAGTCTTCTCGTTTCCACCTGCTACACCGATCGCAAATAGCGTGATCGTTGCCCCGGCTGATCCTTACATCTCACCGTCTAACGGTTGGCATGCATCGATCTCACCAATGGCAAACTTCGTCATTTCCGTCATGGTTCCCTTGCTCGATAACGAGGGAAACCTGAACGGGATGGAGGATAACATCGTGCGAGTCTTTAACTTGCTCGCTGCATCCGCCTACACCTACAACGTCACCCAAGTCTCGGCTCCGGCCGTTCTCAGTGCCGTCTCTGGTGATCTATTAACCTGCAATATCAATATCTCAGTCCTAACGAGTTGGAGCTAAAATGTCCGAGTGGGAAAAAGAGCAAGAAGCCTTCCTGATCAAGATCGGGCAGGTAGCACCATCAACACCAAAGCCAGTAACTACTAAGAAAGACGAGGAATAATCTCATGGCTGTATTCTTAAATAACAAGGTCGGCGTGAAGGTAAACTCAGTCGATCTTTCAGACCACGTTACCGCAGTAACACTTAACCGCACTTTCGACGAGCTCGAAGTGACAGCAATGGGCGATGGCGGACACAAGTTCGTTAAAGGCCTTGAGGCATCATCAGTCACAATCGACTTCCTCAACGACACAGCATCTGCAAACGTACTTGCTACCTTGCAAGCTGCTTGGGGAACAAACGTCACAGTAGTCCTACTACAGGAAAAGGGAACAGCCGTTTCAGCGACTAACCCTCTCTACACTATGACTTGCTTGATCAACGGCACTACAGACATCAACGGCGCAGTCGGTGACCTCGGTACTCAGTCACTTACTTTCAACGTCTCTGGTACAGTAGCAGTCGCCAGCACAGGCACATTCTAAGAAACTAAACAAAGGGGCACAGCATGGCAAAGCTAATCGTTACAATGGCAGACAACACAGTCACCGAGATTGAGATCACACCTCGTCTCGAGTACGCGTTCGAGCTATATGCTAAAAAGGGATTTCACAAAGCGTTCCGCGATGATGAAAAGCAGTCAGACGTTTATTGGCTTGCATGGGAAGGCCTTCGACTAAGTGGAGTCACAGTCAAGCCATTCGGCTCAGACTTTCTCGATACCTTAAAGAGTGTCGAGGTTGCAGAGTCTGACCCTTTGGCCTAGGCAGGGATAGCATCCACTATCTCATAGCTCGTTTGAGCATTGAGACGGCTATCCCTCCACAAGATTTAATTGATCTAGATTCATCAATGCTTCAGATGCTACTCAAGGCGCTGAAGGATAGAGCAAAGGAGCAAAGCGATGCCTACAGAGCTAAAAGGCGCTAGCCAACTCCGCAAAGCTCTAAAGCAATTCGATCCCGATCTGGACAAAGAAACCCGCGATGAAATGGTCGGGTTCTTAAAGCCTTTGGTAAAGAAGGCTCGAGGGTTCTTGCCATCCAACGCAGAGGCTCCTTCTGGTTTTGTCAAGCATGAAGTAAAGACGGCCAAGTTTCCAATGTACGACGCAGCAGAAGCTCGTCGAGGTGTTGGCTATAAATTGACACCGACCAAGCCTAATCGTGAAGGCTGGTCATCAACTGTATCGATTCACAATAAGACAGCGGCAGGAGCGATCGTTGAGACCGCAGGACGCAAGTCCGGAATGACTGGCAACTTCAGCCCGCGCTTCTCAGGCACGCTTGCAGGCCGTGGCAAGATGCAAGGCCGTGCGATGTTTAAGGCTTACGAGCAGGATGAAGGCAAGGCTAAGGCCGGAGTAATCAAGGCACTCGAAAAGGCTGCCGCCAAGTTTAACGCGAAAGGCACAAATGGCTGAGTTACGCATCCCGATTATTGTCGAGAATAAAGGCAAGAAAGCATTTAGTGACACAGGCAAAAGTGTTAATGCTTTAGAGAAAGGCGTCAAGAGATTAGGCGGAGCCCTTGCCGCTACCTTTGGAGCCCAGCAGCTTCTCAAGTTTGCCAAGAACGCAGCCAAGGCATTCATCGAAGACGAAAAGGCTGCCAGCCGTTTAGCGGTAGCAGTTAAAAACTTAGGCTTAGAGTTTGAGACTCCACGCATTGAGCGTTTCATTTCTGATCTCTCAAAGATGTCCGGCGTAGCCGATGATCAATTACGTCCGGCAATGCAAAAACTTCTTCAGACTACTGGCTCAGTTGCTAAGGCTCAGGAGTTACTGACTCAAGCGACCGATATCGCCGCTGGATCCGGCGTCGATTATGAGACTGTTGTCAATGATTTAAGCATGGCTTACGTCGGACAGACTCGAGGCCTACGCAAGTATTCTCTAGGGCTTACTCAAGCCGAGCTCAAAACAATGAAGTTTGCAGATGTACAAGAGAGACTTAATAAACAATTCTCCGGGGCTAATGCAGAATATCTGAATACTTACGCAGGCAAATTGCAACTTATAACAACGGCCGCAGGCGAGGCAAGCGAGAAGATTGGCGGGTCACTAGTTGACGCGCTTGTCTCTGTATTTGCCGCAGGCGATACGACAAAGTTCGTTAATCAAATCGACACCCTTGCCACTAAGATTGCGGATACC